TTAATTTATTTTAATCCCTGCTTGTTTAAAAATACTTTTTATAGTTCTAATTGGCAGATCCTTATTAGGATGTGGAATTGTAACTTTTCCTTTTTTAATAGGATGTTTATATTGATGATGATCACCAACACAAGCTACTTCATACCAACCATCAGCTGTAAGTATTTTTATAATTTCCCTTGAAGAATATGATTTCATAAGGAAACCTCCTTACAAGATAATTATAACACGTGTTTTAATACGTGTAAATACGTAAAAATAATATAATTAATATGAATTAATTTTTATTAAGCGTTTTTTCGCTTTTCTGAAGCTGATAATATTTCCCCTTTTGATTCAGCTTCAAGCTCTTGTCTATATGCTTCTACTTCAGCATCTATAGAATTTGAAACCTCTTCTTTAGTAGCTGCAAGTTCATTATCATTATATATTTTTTCTATTTTTCTTTTAGTATCAGCTACTAATGAAGCATCGCTATTCATGATATTTTCAAGGAATCCAACAAGATCTGAACGTTTATCTACATCTAATTTTACATATTCAGATAAAAATTTATACTCAATATCATTAAATTTATACTTTAGTGCAAATTGTTTAAGTTCATCATTGGGTGTTTGTACAAGCATAGGTTTTATTCCATTACGTAGCCAATCTTCATTTATATTATACTGATTGCAAACATCACTAATTATTCTATCAGTAATGCTTCGTTTGCCACTTTCCAAAGCAGAAATATGAGCTTTAGATTTAATGTTTATGCTATTTGCAAATTCCTCTTGAGTTTTATTAAAATGAAGTCTTATTTCTTTTAATCTGTTATTCAAAGTATCACCTCCTTTAAGATTAGTATAATAAAAAAAAGTTTCTTTTGCAAACTTTTTTTGACATTAACATTGACAAAGTTCTCAAAAGGAATTAATATATACTCATAAGGAACTTAAAAGTTTTTTTAGTGAACATATCTAAGAACATGATAAGAGCTACTTTCAGTAGTTTTCAGTTTGAATGTGTAAGTTGGTAGAAGTAAAGAGATAAATAATATCAAAGGAGGAACTAATATGATAACAGAAAAAATTGAAAATGATGATTTAACTAAAAGACTAATAGAAATTTTTAGAAAAGTAGAACCAACTAAGGAAGAGATGCTATTAAGTCTTGGTATAGCATATATGGCTGGAATGGAAAAGGGGAAGAGGGTGAATTAGATGGAAAAGGGGGATAGAAAACTGCTTTTGAAGTACCAGTTCAAGAGCAGTTAATAAAAACTAATAAAATTCATATTAATGCAACTGACTTTGAAAAATTAATAGTTTTATTAAAGACAATCACTAAACCAATAGATTTTGGCAAGGAGTTTCAAATAGTTGTAAGTTATGATCCAAAACTTCCTACAGTAGAAGTAGATTATTTTAAAAAGGAGGAATTATAAATGGAAATAAAAATTACAGCAGACTGCAAGAATAAAAATGAAATGGAAAAAGTAAAAAAAAGAATGCAAGGTTTAATAAGACGATTAAAGCATGAATATCCAGAAAAAGTATATTATAAAATTATTTTAACAAATTTAGAAAATGGAAAATCATATACTACAGTAAATAAAAAAATGACTTAGAGAATGTTTATCTCTAAGTCATAAGAAGAATTATTTTGTTTCTATTACTTCAATTTCTTCGTACTCAACAGATTCAAAAGGTTCTTTTTTAGAATTAGCACTAAGCCATAAAGTTGTAGGCAAAGGATCAGATTTGAAGTTTTCGTCATCATCTTCAAGAATAGATACTTCAACATAATCCATGCCATCATCTTTCATTTGCTTAGCTCGTTCATATAATTCAGAAACTTTTATTGTAATAGAATCAGCCATTAAAAACAGTCCTTTAATATGTACTTGGTGTTGTAGCACCTGTAATTACATTATAAGAAAATATACAAGAATTTACAAGAATTAATATAGAAGAAATAAAGAGGGGAGATTTACTAAATGTTTAATATGGAAAGATTTTTTGAGACAATAGCTTTAATAATTTCTAAAAGAGAAAATGTAAAGGTTACTGTAAAAGTACAAAAGAAAAAACAAGATCAATTGAAATAAAAATTATATGTAGAACAAATTTAGAGAGGATAATTTATGAATAATAAGATTGAAGAGTTAAGAGAAATTATGTATAAAAAAATTGAACAATATGGATGTAATTCTAAAGAAGCTTTAATAGCTAGTCAAAATTTAGATAAATGTATTAATGAAAGGAGCACTTATGGAAAGCAAATATAAAAAAGCATTAGAGGAAATATTAATGAATCTTAGATGTATAGATACAACTGGAAATAACCAAGTTGATAGCTATGTGGATGATAGTATTTCTATTATCCAAGGTGTTATGAAAGAAAATGAAAATAAAACTGCTCTTGAAGTATCAGTTCAAGAGCAGATTAAGAAAAATAATATTCACATTGATGGTTCAACTATTACTAAATCAATTGTGGATCAAGTGATGATAAATCTACAGGATAATAACCAACAATTTGATCTACAAAAATAATTATTTCTTTCATATTCAAAGTGATATTATTGCTATATTTTACAACAGCGTCATTAAGTACGATAACAGAACCATCATTTGTTAATTTATTGCCATCTTTAATATAATTTTCATTAATTTTACTTCTCGTTGTAAGAAGTAAATTAGCAACACTGGTTGTATTATTTTGATCTACATTTTGGATTTTACCATATACAAATCCAAAATTAGTTAATAAAAGAATACCATTATGAATTTTATCATTAGTATTATTTTGAGAATCAATTAATAATTCAGCAGCCATTAGATGAGTATATTTAGAAGAAATATTAGACATAAATAAACACCTCCTTTCAACATAATTCTACCATAAGTAAAAGGAGATAAAAACAATAAATAAATTTAATAAATTAAGACACAAAAAAGAATGTGCTAAGCCAGCAAGCAAAAAGCACATTCTCAAATTGATATGTAAATAACTTACTTTAATTATAATCTCATATCAATTTAGTGTCAATTTTTTTTAAGCAGTTCAGGACTGCTATACGACCTTGTAATGGGTATTAATAAATCAACAACACTAAAGAGGTATATATGAAAATTAATAAGAGAGATTATGAGTATGAGAATATATATAACAGACTATTAAGAGAAGAAACAAAGGAAGAATTAATAGAAGATCTTAGAATAAATCAGAATTATGTATATTGGAGAAAAAAGATAACAAGTGGAAAGATAGTAGAACTAGAAATATATCCAGTATGGAAATGTAAGCATGATATACCTAGAAATAAGAATAGAGTTGAGAGTAAAAAATCACAAAAGAATCTGAATGATAAAAATTCTAAGAAGAGAGTAGTTAGATTAATAAATACTAACTTTGGAAGAGAAGATTTATATATAACAGTGACATATGAAGATGGATATTTGCCAGATGAAAAAACAGCAAGAAGAGATATGCAGAATTATATAAGAAGATTAAAGCATTATAGAAAGAAAAATGGAATGGATGAACTTAAATATATATATTCGATTGGATTTGAAGAAAATCCAGATAAAAGTAAAAAAATAAGAATTCATCATCATTTGATTATAAATAAGATGGATAGAGATGTTGCAGAAGATTTATGGGGTAAGGGTAGAGCAGATTGTAAAAGATTGAAACCTAACGACTTTGAATTAACTGGAGTGGCAAAATATATAGCAAATCAAGGTCCGGAAAGATGGAGTGCATCAAGAAATTTAAAAAAACCTAAAATTAGTACAAGCAGAACAGGTTTTACACGGAAAAGAGCATTAAATCTAATTAGTCAACCTTATATTTTTAAAGAAATATTTGAAAAACAGTATCCTAATTTAATCTATAAAGATCATGAGTCATATTACAGTGAGGAATCTCCAGGTGTATATATTCGAGTAATAATGAGAAAGCGAGAGTGATGAATTATGACAGAATCACAAGAACAAACTTGTTTATTCCAATGGGCTGGATATCAACAGGTAGAATTTGAAGAGTTAAAGTTATTACATCATGTTCCGAATGGTGAGAAAAGAGATAAGAGGACAGCGGTAGGATTAAAAAGACAGGGTGTAAAAGCTGGAGTTCCAGATGTAGTTTTACCATGTGGTCGTGGTGGTTATTTTGGTTTATATATAGAACTTAAAGTTGGTAAAAATAAAACATCTGATAATCAAAAACAATGGATAAGGGATTTGAAAGAACAGAATTATTTAGTTGAGGTTTGTTATGGATGGAGAGAAGCAGCAGAAGTTTTATTGAATTATATTAAGCAACCTAAAACAGTTGTAAAGGAAGTGGTTAAAGATGAAATATAAGAAAATGACACCACATGAATTAGCAATTAAAACAGTTAATGATATAGATAGAAGAAGAAAGGCAGAAAGAGAAGGGAAAGTACAAGCTTCATTGCATTTATGGGCAAATAGAAAAAGAATTGAGAGAAGATTAGGTTATGGAAGATATTAAATTAGGGGGATAAGTAAATGAGTAAAATACTTAAATTTAAGATATTTGATACTAAGATTAATAAGATTATTCAAAATATTAATTGTTGTATAGATGTTAATGGACAAGGAGTACAGTCGTTTAGTAATAAGGGGTTTATAGAAGGCACAATAAAGAATAAATATTTAATTCCATTACAATATACAAATAAGAATGATATTAAAGGCACAGAAATATATGATGGCTATATTATAAAGCGAGAATATGAAGTTCTTGGAGGAAATGATATAACAGGAGTTGTTAAATTTGATGAATGTGCATGGTGGATTGTAAATGAGATTGAGCAAAGGTCAGAAAGATTATTTGATGAAATTGCAATTGACATAATTTTAGGTAACAAGTGGGAGAATCCAGAGTTATTAAAAAAATTAAATATTAGAGAAGAGGTTTAATTATGAGAGTTATTTCGGTTATAAACCTAAAAGGTGGAGTTGCTAAGACTATAAGTAGTATAAATATAGCTCATATTTTATCAACTGTACATGATAAAAGAGTTTTAATAATTGATAATGATAAGCAAGGAAATACAACAAAATTCTTTAATATGCATGATTCGGAAGAATTAAGTATAGCAAATATTATGACAGATAGAGATATTAATATAGAAAATGTTATTGCTCCTACACAATATGAAGAATTAGATTTAATTCCAGCAAATATGAATCTTCTTAAAGCTAATTTAGATGTGATAACTGATGTAGGAAGACCACAACAATTTATATTTAAAAAAGCATTAGAACAGATAAAGAACCAATATGATTACTGTATTATAGATAATCCACCAGATATAAATATTAGTGTAATTAATGCTCTTGTAGCATCAGATGATATATTAATCCCTATAAGAGTAGATAAATTTTCTTTTGATGGAATGAATGAACTAATAGGACAAATAGAAAATGCTAAAGAGATGAATTCAAAACTTTGTTTAAGAGGGTGTTTTGTAACTCAATTTGCTAAAAATAAAGTCAATATTCAAGGAGAAGAAGTTCTAAAAAGTAAAGAATATCCAATGTTTAAAATACATATAAGGAGAACTGTAAAAATAGAAGAAAGTACATTTTCTAATATGCCTATAGTGGAGTATTCCAAAAAATCATCAGCAGCAAGAGATTACATTGATTTGGTACAAGAATATTTAGATAAGTTAAATAAGGAGAAAATTATAAATGGCTAATTTTAATATGATGGATTTATTAAACAATAACTCTAAAGATAACAAAATAAATAATATAGAAAAATCTATTAAATTTAGAACTAGTCAAATAGATATTGATGATCTAGTTCCATCAGAAGAAAATTTTTACTCTACAAAAGAAGAGGATTTAAAAGAATTAAAAGATTCTATTGAGATATTTGGAGTTCAACAAAATCTAGTTGTTAAAAAAATAAAAAATGATAAGTATGAAATAATAGCAGGGCATAGAAGGTATTTAGCATTAAAAAAGCTATATGGAGAAGGTAAAGAACAATTTAGATATGCACCATGTAAGGTAGAAAATGAAGAAGATTCTATAAAAGACAAACTATTATTATTAATAACTAATTCTACAGCAAGGCAATTAACTGATTGGGAAAAGACTCAACAAGCAGAGAAATTAAAAGAGCTGCTTGTTGAGTACAAAAAGAAAGAAAAATTACCAGGAAGAGTTAGAGAAATTGTTGCAGATATATTAAATACATCTGCAACTCAAGTAGCTAGAATGGAGAGTATAGCTAAAAATTTAACAGAAGAGATTAAAGAGCAATTTAAAAATGGTGACTTAGGAATAACAGGAGCTTATGAAGCTAGCAAGCTATCAGAAGAGGAACAACAAGAAATTGCTAAAAAAATTTCTTGTGGAGAAACTGTTAAGTCTAAGGATATAAAAGATAAAAATGTGTCCGTTTTGGACACAAACAAAAGTGAAGAATTGGTAGAAGTAAATTCAACAACTGGAGAAATAGTTGAACAGAAAGTACCAAGTTATTTAAATAGAAAAATGATTGATTTTATTAAACAACTCAATATAGATGAATATGCAACATTTTTATGTGATAGATGTATTGGATTGGGTGGTGGTAATGGGTGTGCTGGACTATGTGATCTAGCACTAGAATGTAAAGGAACAAATAAACATGAAGTATGTAAAAGATGGCTTAATCAACAAATCTAGGAGGAAGAACAATGAATAAGGCAATATATACAGGAAATATAGTAAGAGATATTAATTTAACATATGTTCAAGGAAGTGGAGCAGCAGTATTAAAAAACACTGTTGCAGTAAGAAGAAAGATTAAAAATAAGACTAGTGGTCAATATGATAGTGATTTTATACCATTTGTAGCATTTGGTGTACAAGCAGAATTTATAGCAAATAATTTTGAAAAAGGACAAGGCATACAACTAGAAACATATATGAAAAGTGGAAGTTATACAAAAGGTGGCATAAAACATTATACATTAGAAGCTGTAGTGGATAGTGTAGAGTTTATGGGTGCAAAACCTAATACTTATAATCAAGATTGCCAAGGCTCTAATAACTTTCCAGATATGAATCAAGATTATGAGGATAATATAACACCAGTAGATTATGGTAATTCACCATTTTAGAAGAGGTGAAGAATGAATCCACAGGAGATAATGGATACAATCAGAAAAGCACAGGAAGAGTTAAGTAATTTAAATGCTAAGTTATTTAAATATGGAAGAGAAAAGGAATATACAGAGCAGCAATATAGAATTGAACTTAGTAAAAAATTATTAGAATTAAGATTAGAAAAATGTACTACAACAATAATTAATGATGTTGCTAGAGGAGATAAAAGAATAAGTGACTTAAGATTAATAAGAGGTTTGGCAGAGAATAAATATAGTGTTTGTCAAGAAGCGTTAAGAAACAAAAGATTAGAGTTAGAATGTTTAAGAAGTTTATTAACATGGCAAAGAGTAGAACTAAATAATTCGTAAGAGGTGATAAAGGTGGCAGTAATAAAGGATATAGTTGAAATAATACAGCCTAAAGTTCAGCAGCTACATGAAAAGGAAGGTATAGGAATTAAAGAAGCTTTAGAAAGAGTATTTAATGAAATAGGATATGTAAAAACAAATAATAGTTATGTGAAGATTAAAAAGTAAGATTTGAAGGGGTAAGGATAATGATACATGGAGAATATTTTACGGTATATAAAGAATTTAGAATTTTAGCCACAATGTTATTTTATATAGTTATGTCTGTAACACTTTTTAATATATTCACTGTGATAAATAAATTGCCGACAAAAGAGCAATTCAAAATTATAGTTTTAATTGAAGTATGTTTATTACTAATAATTTTATATTAAAAATAAGGAGATTAAGTTGGATGCAAATAGATTTATCTATATCTCAAGTAAGAACTTTATGTGAATGTTTGTATGATTTTAAAATTCACATTGGAGAAATGCCTAAAGATACTAATTATCATGAAAGAAGAAAAGAATTAAAAATAAAAGAAGTCGATAATTTATTTAATTTATTAGAACAATTAGCAAAATATAAGGGCGGTACTTTTCAGTCAGCTCTTGAAAAATGTATTAATAAGAAAAATAAGAAAAGTGATATTGGAGAAGATGCCTTGAATTTGAGTATAAGTGGATTTGAAAAGTAATTATAGAAATTTGTGAAAGTGAGGCAGAGTAATGAGTAAAATACATGAATTGAAAATATTACCACAATACTTTAATGCTGTTTTAGATGGTACTAAAATATTTGAATTAAGAAAAAATGATAGGGGATTTGAAGTGGGAGATACTCTTGTATTAAAAGAATATTTACAAGAGATTTCAGACAGATATAAAACAACATTACATGCACAATATACAGGGCAAGAAGTAAAAAAAGAAATATCTTATATTCTTGATGGTGGAAAATATGGATTACAAGAAGGATATATGATATTAGCGTTAGGCGAATACAAGGAAATGGGAAATATAACTGATGAAGAAATAGAGGCATTTGGTAAGTTCTCAGACTATGAAAAAGTAATTATAAAAGAACAATATTCCAAATATCCTAAAGGATTCTTTCCGAATCCAATGTGTGCATTGTATTAGTGCATAATATGTATAAAGTATGAACAAAAGTGTTCTTTGAAAACTTAATAGCACGGTATTGAATATTTAGTTACGTATTAACAAATAATAAATTAGAAAAATTAATTATTTGGAGGGAATATAGATGTTTGAACATAAAAAGCAATTATTACATGAAGTAAAGGTCGAAAGAGCTAACCCACAATATGCAGTATTAATGCAAGAACAATTAGGTGGTGGAAATGGAGAACTTAAAGCAGCAATGCAGTATATTTCACAAAGTTTTAGAATAAAAGATCCAGAAATAAAAGATTTATTTTTAGATATTGGTGCTGAAGAACTTAGCCATATGGAAATGGTAGCACAAACAATAAATTTGCTAAATGGCCATGATGTAGCTAATGAAAAAGTAAATAATGGAGAAATTCAAACACATGTACAATGTGGGCTGTCACCAGTTCTAATTAATTCCTCAGGGGCACCTTGGACAGCTGATTATGTAACAGTAACTGGAGATTTAGTTGCAGATTTATTATCTAACATAGCTTCTGAACAAAGAGCTAAAGTAGTTTATGAATATCTGTACAGACAAATTGAAGATAAAGAAGTAAGAGCAACAATAGATTTTTTACTTAATAGAGAAGAAGCACATAATGCTTTATTTAGAGAAGCATTAAACAAAGTTCAAAAGACAGGTTCAAATAAAAATTTTGGAGTTACTGAAGATTCTAAACTATATTTTAATTTATCTAATCCTGGTCCTTCACATGAAGCTCCAAATCCAACACCACCATCATTTGAAAATCCTAGAAGATAAAATTATTTGAAATAACTCATATAAAATTTATTAAAAAATGAATAAACATATTCTATTTTGAAAATATTAAGTATTGAAGTTATTAAATTGGAGGTGAAAATAATGGCAAACTTAAATCAGCTTGAACTACAAAATCTACGTCATTTAATTGGAGCTCATTGTACTATTGAGAAAAAGTTAGAATACTATTCACAACAATGTACTGACCCAACATTAAAAGAGATGTTAAAAAAAGACTCTGAAGATGCAAAAGCAAGTAAAGCAAAATTAATGGAATTTTTAAATTAGGAGGTGTAAAATATGCAAGAAAAAGAAATGATAAGTGATTACCTTGCTGGATTAAATGCAAGTTTAGCAGGATATGGTGGTATAATTGCTCAATGTGAAAATCAACAATTACGTGAAACAATTCAGCAAATGAGAAATCAAGATGAATGTCGTCAATATAATCTTTTCACTAAAGCTAAAGAAAAGGGATATTATATACCAGCACAACCAGCAACTCCAGAAGAAATTGCGGTTGTTAAACAACAAATGTCTCAAGGGTAGTAACTTATATAGCTTTATAAATTCTATTCTATAAAATTAAAAATCTAAATGCATGTAAATACCGTATTATTCAAAATGAATGTGCGGTATTTTTTAATTCACGATACTACAAAAGTGTAAAGGATGGTTGAAGTAAAATGAAAATAATAAGAGCAAATAGGGGAAAGGGAAAAACTACTGAATTAGTGAAACATTCAAATAAGGAATGGAAATATATTATATGTAAAGATAGACAGCGTGTGGAATTGATTGTAAAGACATCACAAAAACTTGGATTAGATATACCATTTCCAATAACAGTAGCAGAGCTACCATTGAGAAGTCCATTTATTAAAAGTGTATTGATAGATGATATTGAAGATGTACTTCAATATCTAATTGGTAAAAAGATTGATTATATTACTACATCATGTGACATTGAAATAATAGAATAATTTTCAATACTACTATGTGGTTCAAATATGCCCTTTAAGGAGATTAGATTAATGTATATATTAAATAATGGTATTACAGAGATAAATGAAAAATCATTTATTAAAAAATTATTTTGCAAACATGAATTTATAGAAGGTGAACATTGCAGTTCTATTGGATTAACAAGAATAAGTGGACAAGATATTTTAATTGTATGTAAACATTGTGGAAAAGTAAATAATAAGTTGAAATTTTAAGGAGGAAGAGGAATAGATGGAAGCAACAAAAGAAATAGATATGGACAAGATCATAGAAAAGGCAATAGATAAATTTAATAAAAAACAAGAAAGGAAAATTAAAGAGTGGGGATTTAAAAGGACTGAAAAACTTATGAAGAGTTATTCAAGACTTAAATCTCATATAAAATATGGAATATCTAATATGGATGATTTACAAAATGTTGTTGATATAGATTTGAAAACAAATGACTGTGATGAATTATTTATACTTAGCATACTTCAAAGTAAATTAAAAACAGAAATGATGATGACACATATAAGTATAGCATTAAAATTATTAGAAGAGGAACAATATAAAGAAGGAACATCATACAAATATAGGGCTTTGGAAATGCATTATATTGATAAGGATATTAAAAGCTATGAATATATTGCTGGTGAACTTGGATGTGGTAAAAATAGTCCTAAGATTTGGTGCGATGAAATGTTAAGTAAATTATCAGAGTATCTTTGGGGATTAGACGGTATAAAGGGATTTACGTGGTAAAAGGGAAAGTATAGGGAAAAGTCGGGGTTTTTAAAGTGAATTGAATGTTTTATAATGATAGTATGGAAAGATTGTAGGAATCAAATTATTCAGAGTGTTCCCTTAAAATTTAATAATTTATATTTAAGCATCTATAAATTTAATAGGTGCTTATTTTATGTTCATAAATCAAGGAGGAAATAGCAATATGAATACTTATCAAAAAGTAATATGTGATAAATGTCAGCATGAGTTTAATTTAGGTGAAAAGAATGTAAAGAAACACTGGATTAATAAAGACAAGCAAATAGAAGAAACATACTTTATCTGTCCTAAATGCAAGCATAAGTATGTAATATCAATTACTGATGCAGATGTTAGAAATATAATTAAGAGCTGTAAGGGGATTGAATCAGAAATAAGAAAGCTATCTGATTCAGTGACTAACCTATTAAAGAATCGTGATGCTATTCTTAGTGTAGCTAAAAAGAAATCATTGGAGCTTGAGAAACAATGGATACAGTAGAATTGGTTAAGTGGATTCAAAAGCTTCTAAGAGATAAAAACATTCATGGATTTTATGTAAGTACACCATGGAAGCATCTAAGAAAAGAAATGTTGAAGGAACAGAATTCAGAATGTCAGATGTGTAAAGCCAAAGGCAAATATAGTGCAGCAACAACAGTACATCATGTTAAACATGTTAACAAGCATCCAGAGTTAGCATTAACTAGAAGCAATCTAATGTGTGTATGCAAAGAGTGTCATAATGAATTACATCCTGAAAAAGCTAAGTTTAAGTTTAAATCAAAAGTACTGTTAAATGAGGAACGGTGGTAATTGTAGATACCCCCGGGTTAAAAAAATGGAATTTTTTTTAGGCCTAAGAGAACGGATAGAGATACACGACAAAAGAGATAAATTGAAATTTTATATGAGGGAGTGCACCTGCACACAAAACATAGGGTGCAGATAAAAAGAAAAGAGGTGGTGATTTTGAGTGAAAAAGAAAGTTTAGCAGATAGCGATAAAGCTTATGAGGATTATATTTCTGGAATGACTTATAAAAAAATTTCTTTGAAATATGGTGTATCTGAAAATACAGTTAAGAGTTGGAAAAGAAGATATAAATGGACCCGCACCCGCACCCAAAAAACAGGGTGCATTAAAAAAAGTGTGCAATCTTTGGGAAATAATTTATATGATGAAATTAAATCAGATTTACTTAAGCAGTTAGAGGCTAATGGAACATATGGAAAACACTATGAAGATTTAATTAGTGACTATATGGAATTATGGAATACTAAAAATAAATTATTCCAGGATATAAAAGAACGTGGTGTGTCAATTGAATGGAATAATGGAAAACAATTTAGTGTAAAGAAAAATGATAGCATAGCAGAAGTTAATAGAACTAATGCTCAGATGTTAAAAATTTTAGATACTTTAAGATTAGTTCCTCCAAAGATACAAGAAGATGATTATGATGATATTTAATAAATACATTGATGAATATATTGATTTAGTTGAAAGTAATAAAGTTGTCACTAATGAAGATATAAAGAAATCAATTCAACTTATTAAAGAAAAGTTATCTAATCCTAGAGTAATAATAGAACATGAGAAAATAGAACAGGCTATTTTAAAAATAGAAGAATATTTCCCCTTTAAATTATTGCCATGGGAAAAGTTTATTATTGGACTTGCACATTGTTACTATGATGATGATACTTTGGTTTTTGATACTTTTATTATTTATATGGGTAGAGGTGGAGGTAAAAATGGTTTTATCTCATCAATATCATGGTATTTTACTACTAAATTTCATGGAATAAAGGAATATAACATTGACATTGTTGCAAATAGTGAGGATCAGGCCAAAACATCTTTTGATGATGTATATAATGTTATTGAAGATGATAAAAAGCTAAAAAAAGCATTTTATCATACTAAAGAAAAAATAGTTTATAAAAAGACAAGATCATATTTAAAATATAATACTTCCAACGCACGAACTAAAGATGGACTTAGACCAGCTTGTATAATCTTTGATGAAATTCATGAATATGAGAATTATAATAATATAAAAGTTTTTAAATCTGCATTAGGTAAGAAAAAGCATTGTAGAACATTCATGATTTCAACAGATGGATATGTAAGAGGTGGGGTACTAGATGATTATTTAGAAAGTTCTAAGTCAATCTTGAATGGTGAAAATAAAACAAGCAGAATGCTGCCACTTTTATATCATTTAGAAGATAAAAAAGAAGTAGATAATCGTGATATGTGGGAAAAGGCTAATCCATCATTTAGATATTTAAAAAATCTTCAGGTAGTAATGGATCAGGAATATATTGATATGCAGGTCAATGTACAACTTTATACTGAATTTATGACTAAAAGAATGAATATGCCACAAGGTAATAAAGATAGAGAAGTTACTTCATGGGAAAATATATTAGCTACGAATCAAGAGATACCAGATCTTAAAGGTGCAACTTGTAGAATTGGAATTGATTATGCTAAAACTACAGATTTTGTATGTGCAGGATTACTTTTTAAATATAAAGAAAAGTATGTTTGGATAAGTCATACATGGGTTTGTAGAAATAGTAAGGATTTAAAAAGAATAAAAGCTCCTTTGGAAGAATGGGAAAAACAAGGTCTATTAACATTTGTAGATGAGGTAGAAATTCATCCAGACATACCAGCACAATGGCTTGCTAATCAAACTAAAAAATATAATTTAACTATTTTAGGTATGGATAATTTTAGACATACATTATTATCAAAGTCACTTAGAAATATTGGATTTGATACAGATAAAAAGGGTGCTAATAATATTAAGCTTACAAGGCCTAGTGACCAAATGAGAATATATCCAGTAATTGATAGTGCATTTACTAATCAAAATATTATATTTGGAGATAATCCACTTATGAGATGGTATACAAATAATGCATGCCTTCATGCTGAAAAATATGAAAATTATACATTTGCAAAGATTGAACCTAAATCTCGTAAAACAGATGGATTTATGGCATTTGTTACGGCAATGTGTTGTGACATTGATGACTTGCCAGATAGTGCTGAAAATTATGATTGTGAAGATTTTGGAGTTTACACATATTAAGGGAGTTTGAAAAATGAATAATTTAATTGCTTACAAATGTTTGGATTGTGGAGATTATACAATATCAAGGCTTGATGGTATAAGATGCGTTAAATGTAGTGGAGCATTAACACCTATGGGTAATGCTCATATAAATAAAAACAAATATTTATCAGTAGATGTAAATATAAAAGATATTGATAAGTTTAAAAATATATTGGAAATTATAAAAGATATTATAGTAGACAAGCAAGTTCCAATAAAAATTAGAAATGAAATTAAAGAAAAAATATTATCAGTTGTAGAAATTAAGCCTTAATTAATAAGGCTTTTTTATTTTGGGCTGAAAGGGGGTGAAGGATTGAAAATAATTAATTTTTTAAGGGACTTTTTTGGCTCAAAAAATACTGTATATCTAAATGAAAAAGTTGATAGTGTATGTACTAATTTAGCAATTGATGCATTTGCACTTCAAACTGGTATTAATCTTATAGCTTCATGCGTTGCTAAGTGTGAGTTTAAAACTTTTTTAAATAAAAAAGAAGTGAATTCAGATGAATACTATCTTTGGAATATTGAACCTAACAAAAATCAAAATTCAAGTGAATTTATTCAAGAGTTTGTAAGTAAGTTACTTTTAAACAATGAAGTACTAATTGTAGAATTTAATAATGAATTGATTATTGCAGATTCTTTTTATAGAGAAGAACATGCAATATATGAAGATTATTTTGAACAAGTAACTAAAAAAGATTTTACTTTTGATAAAAAGTTCTATATGAAAGATGTGCTGTATTTTAAATATAACAATGATGATATAAGAAAATACTACAATAATTTGATGATAGGATATAATGAACTTTTATCACTTGCTAAAGGTAAATATAAGCGTGCTGGAGGTCGTAAGGGTACAGTAGAACTTGATGCAATAGCCAAAGGTGATGAAGAGAAAAGAAAACAAATTGAAGAACTATTTACAAAAAAGTTTAAAAATTACTTTGAAGCTGAAAATGCTATTGTAGATCTTCCAAAGGGTGTTAAATATACTGAAATAACTGGTGAAGGAAGTAAAAAAGCTACAAATGAACTTGGAGATATTACAAGAATACTTGATGATGCATTTACAAGAGCAGCACAAGCACTTAGAATGTCACCAGCTTTATTAAAAGGTGATATTGCTGATATAGATAAAATAACAAATAATTTTTTAACTTTTTGTATAGATCCTATAGTTGACCTTATTCAAACTGAAATTAATCGAAAAAGGTATGGGAAATCTAATTTTTTTAAAGGCAGCTATCTATATGTTGATATTACTAATATCAAGCATATAGATATATTTAGTATTGCTGAAAAAATTGATAAGCTCATTGCTTGTGGTATGTATAGCATTGATGATTTAAAGAAGAAATTAAAAGATACTGTTTTAAATACTGAATGGAGTGAGAAACATTGGATTACAAAAAACTATCAAGGAATAAATGAAATTAATTCGAAGGAAGGTGAGAATAGTGAATAAAACTATGTTTAGTATAAAACAACAGGCTAACAAGCCAAATGTATTAGATATTTATATTTATGATAATGTAGAGGGAGATTCATATAACTGGTGGACTGGTGAGAAAATGGAGAGTGAAACAAGTGCAAACTATATAAAACAAGTACTTGAAAGCAATCAAAGTACAAGTGAAATCAATTTATATATTAATTCATATGGTGGAGAAGTTAAAGAAGGCTTAGGAATTTATAACCAACTTAAAAGACATCCTGCACAGGTTAATGTTTATATTGACGGATTTGCATGTAGCATAGCAAGTGTTATTGCTATGGTTGGTGACAAGGTTGTGATGGGAACTAATGCATTAATGATGATCCATCATGCGTCTATTGGGTGTTATGGAAATGCAGAAGAATTAAGAAAAGCAGCAAATGATGTTGAAGTTATTGACCAAGCAAGCTGTAGTTCATATTTAACTAAAGCAGGTGAGAAGCTTGATGAAGCTACATTAAAACAATTATTGGATAATCAAACATGGTTAAATGCTAGTCAATGCTTAGAATATGGATTGTGTGATGAAATTGCAGGTCAAGAGGATAAGACAATTGAAGCAGCACAACAAAGATTTAAACAAAGTATTCAAGCTCAAATTATGCAGGCTGAAACTCCTATAAAAGTACCTAAGCAATTTGAAAAACAAAGAAATAATTATGAAATATTAAGACAAAAATTTATGAAGAAAGAAGGAAATAAATAATGTTATCAAAAGATATATTAAGACAACAATTAACTGAAAAATTCGGAGCAGCAATGCAATCTGAAAATCAAGAGGATATGATTAATGCTTTTGTTGAATTTGCTACAGGAGTACAACAAGAAGTACTTGATGATTTCAAAGTATATCAAGAAACGCAAGACAAAGAAATACTTCAAAAGAGAGGTATACACCAATTAACTCAAAAGGAAACTAAGTTCTATCAAGGTTGGATTGATGCAGCTAAAAGCTCAAATCCTAGACAAGCAATAACTAATCTTGATATAGCATTACCTGAAACAGTAATTGATAATGTAATGGTTGATATGAGAGCAGAACATCAATTATTAGAAATGATTGATTTTCAAAACATGACTGCATTAACTAAGATGCTTATGAATAAAAAAGGAATTCAATTAGCGAAATGGGGAACTATTGGTTCAACAATTACAGAAGAATTAGAAGGAGCTATTGGAAAGCTTGACTTAAGTTTAAATAAATTAACAGCATTTATGCCAGTAGCAAAGGATATGCTTTTAGTTGGTCCACAATGGGTAGATGCATATGTAAGAGCTGTACTTTCAGAAGCAGTTGCATATGGACTTGAAGAAGGAATTATAAATGGAACAGGAAAAGAGATGCCTATAGGCATGAATAGAGATATTCATGAAGGAGTAAGTGTAACTGGTGGAGTATATCCTAAGAAAACTTCTGTTGCAATTAAAGATTTATCTCCTAAGACATTTGGAACTTTATTAGCAACATTGGCTAAAGATCCTGTAGACGAAAAGAAAGCGAGAACAATTTCAGACCTTGTATTAATAGTTAATCCTTTTGACTATTACAAAAAGGTTATGCCAGCAACTACTATTCAATTACAAGATGGTACTTATAAAAATAATGTATTACCTTATCCAACTACTATTGTACAATCAACACAAGTTGCAGAAGGTGAAGCAATACTTGGACTTGCTAAAAAGTATGCAATGGGAATAGGAACAGGAAATAAAGAAGGTAAAATTGAGTATTCAGATGAATATAAGTTCTTAGAAGATGAAAGATACTACATCATAAAGCTTATTGGTAATGGTCAAGCTTTAGATGATAATGCATTTATATTATTAAATATTAGTGGTTTAGAAGATTTAACTTACAATGTAACAGTAAAGGGAACTGTTAAAACTAAAGAACAGGCTTAATTGAGGTGATTTAAATGTCAGAAGATGAATTAAAGGTATTATTACAAGATGTAAAAGATTATCTTCATATAAGCTGGTATGATGAAAAAACAGATAAAAACCTTACTGGTATGATTAAAAGAGGAATGGCACATCTGAATAAAATAGCAGGTGTGTCTTCTTTAGATTATACAGTTGAAGATTCACCAAAATCATTATTACTTGATTATGTTAGATATGCTAATTCACAAGCATTAGAAGTTTTTGAAATGAATTTTCAAGGTGAATTGCTATCTTTACATTTAGAATATCAAGCAAATGCACAGGGGGGATTCAGATAATGAAGATACAAAATAGAAAAGTTGAATTTCAAGCTTATAAAGATGGTATTTGTGATATTTATTCTGAAGATGAAGAAGGTCAAAAAACATCTAAATATACAGGGTTAAATTTTGATAAAAGAGTTTTGGGGTTTAATCGTCACTATGCTGCTAAAGCTGTACAAGTACAGACGGATATGGTTATAAGAATTCCACTTGTAAGTAATATAAATAATCATGATTTGCTTACTATTAAAGGTAGAGGTAAGTTTTCAATTGAACTTGTACAGGATAAATATGAATGTAATCCTCCAAGCTTAGATTTAACATTAAGGCAATTAGAGGTACATGAATAATGTCAATAGTACAAATTGATAGCCTTGCTGATGCAATTAATCAAGAATTAAGTCTGTATTCAGCTAGTGTTACTAAAAAAACTAAAAGTAATGTTGATAAAGTATCCAAAGAAGTAGATGAAGAGATAAAAAAGCATATTACATTTAAGCAACCAACGGGAAAATATGTTAAAGCCTTTAGAATTAATAATTCATATGAAGGTCCATTCACAAAGAGAAAAACATGGCATGTTAAATCACCATATTATAGACTTACTCATCTGCTTGAAAAAGGTCATGCTCTTGCTGGTGGTGGAAGAACGAAGGCATATCCACATATTAAATATGGGGAAGATTTAGCCAAAAAAAGAATGGAACAATTAACAAAGGAGGCTGTACAGGGTGACTAAGATAAAAGAATGGTTAGAAACTACTAAATTAAATGTTGCTGAAACTTGTTTTAAAAAAGCTCCTAAGCTTCCATATATTATTTTTACTATGGATGAAAATTCTTCAGGAGCTGATAATCAACTTTGTATTTGTGACAGAGACATAACAGTTGAATTATATTCAGACATAATAAACAGAGAAAAAGAAAAATTAATTGAAGATCTATTAAAAGAAAAATCAATAAATTATTCAAAAAGTCGTGTGTGGTTAGATTCTGAAAAGATGTTTCAAACCTCATACGACTTTAATTTATATGAAAAAATGGAGGAATAAATATGTCAGTAGATGGAAAAGAAAAGATTGTTTTAGGATCAGGTAAATTATTCGTTTTGGAATATGATTCAGTGACAGGAATACCAGAAGATACAGTTGTGGAAGCAGAAATAAACCAAGTAGGGTTAATTCAAGGAGGTGCTACGCTTGAATATAAGCCTACTTTTTATACAGCGAAAGATGATTTAGGTCTAAAAAGCAAAACTGTTATGACAGAAGAAGAAGCAACTCTTAAAAGCGGTATTATGACATGGTGCGGTAAGACATTAACAAAACTTTGCAGTACTGCAAGAGTTACAGAAGATAAAGTTAAAGGTACAAGAACTGTAAAAATTGGTGGAGCAGGCAATCAGGATGGAAAAGACTATTTAATAAGATTTCTACATGAAGATAAAGCAGACGGAGATATACGAGTTAGTGTCGTTGGTAAGAATGAAGCTGGATTTAGTTTTAGTTTTGCAAAAGATAAAGAAACCGTAATTGATGCAGAATTTAAAGCACAACCACATGATAGTGAAGGAACTTTAATTAACTACAAGGAAGACATTCCAGTAGTTACAGAAAAACAGAAGGGAGAGATTTAAAAATGTTTGATGTAAAAAGTGTAAACGCAAGGTATTTTGAAGTTAAATTAAGTATTACGAATGAAGTTGGAGAGGTTGAGAACAACATAGATGTTAAAGTAGAACCTCCTAAAGTAAAATTATTAAAACGCCTTACTGGACTTAGTAAGGCTAAAGAAAACACTATGGAAGAATTAACAAAATGTATTAATTTAATTTTAAATAAAAATAAGGAAAATAAAAAAATACCACTAGAGTATATAGACGATATGGATTTTGATGAAATGTCCAATCTATTAACTTCATATTTTGAATGGTTATCCCAAACTAAAAATTTCCCAAACTAAAAGTGCCCTACTATCCTGAAGATGAAAACAAAGGGCATTATGAAATTAATACAATAGAAGAAAAATTAATAAGTGAATATACAGGATTAAATTTTATTCAAATAGATGAGCTTAATATAATAGAATTTTGGGCGTATTTAAGAGATTCAATTATTTATAAATATAACCAAACAGAAAAAGGTCAAGAATACCTTGAAAAATGTTGGATTATGGAACAAACACAACCAGATAGAGAAAGCTTAAGAAATAGATTTAAGAAAGGCTAGGAATTTTACCTAGTCTTTTATTTTTATATTTTTACGAAAGGAGGAAATTCATGGCGAGTAATATTAAAGGTATTACAGTTGAAATTGGAGGAGATACTACTAAGCTAGATAAAGCCTTAAAAGGGGTCAATACTTCTAGTAGAAGTTTACAAGGTGAATTAAAAAAGGTAAATGTAGCATTAAAACTTGATCCCACTAATGTTACATTAATAAAGCAAAAACAGGATATTTTAAGAGAATCAGTTGAAAAGACAAAAGAAAAGTTAGAAACATTAAAATCTACACAGGCACAAGTACAAGCTCAATTTGAAAAAGGTGAAATAGGCGTAGAACAATACAGAGCTTTTGAAAGAGAAATAGAAAATACAGAGCAAAAGCTTAAAGGCTTAGAAATAGAATCTAAAAATTTTGGAACAAATGTAAGTCCTAGTTTTATTGCAGCAAAAGAACATTTGGCAAGTTTCGGAGAAAAAGCAACTCAAACAGGTAAAAGTTTATTACCATTAACAGTTGGAATTGCAGCAATAGGAGCAGGAACTGTTAAGTTTGCAAGTGATTTTCAGAGCGGTATGTCACAAGTGGCTGCAACTATGGGATATACTACAGACCAATTGCATGATAGCAGTTCACAAGAAGCACAAGATTTTGAAAGATTAAAAGATGCAGCAAAGGACATGGGAGCGACAACTCAATTCAGTGCAACAGAAGCAAGTGAAGCTTTAAATTATCTAGCTTTAGCTGGTTATGATGTTGACAAATCTATTTCTACTTTACCGAATGTTTTAAATTTAGCAGCAGCTGGTGGCATGGAGCTTGGAACTGCGTGTGATATGGTTACTGATGCGGCAAGTGCATTAAATCTTACTACAGACCAAACAACAGTTTTAGTTGATCAAATGGCAAAAACTTCTCAAAAATCGAATACAAGTGTAAGTCAACTGGGTGAGGCAATATTAACTGTTGGAGGTACTGCTAATACTTTAAAAGGCGGAGTTACTGAAATGAATACCGCATTAGGGGAACTAGCCAATGTAGGAATTAAAGGAGCCGAAGGTGGAACACATTTAAGAAATGTTATTTTAAGTTTAAGTGCTCCAACAGATACAGCAGCCGGTGTATTAAAACAACTTGGAGTTGAATGTTTAGATGCTGATGGGAATATGCGAGCATTACCAGACATTTTAAAAGATATAAACGCAGGATTATCAGAAGCAGGTTCTGGAGAAAAAGCACAAGTAATTTCTAAAATTTTTAATAAGACAGATATAGCAGCAGTTCAGGGTTTATTATCGGGTGTTACAGGAAGTACATTAGATTTAAAAGATGCGTTAGCATCAGTTAATTACAATGTTGAAGAGCATGGAAGAACATTGAATGATATGAAAAATGCTTATGATGAAACATTACCTTTACAAGATAATGTTAATAGTATGATGAGTATGTTTGAAATGGATGCAGATCAAGCAGCAGTTGCATGTACTAATTTAGCAGCAAGTGTAAATGATGGTACAGATAGTTGGTCGAATTTATACGACCAAATAGGTAACGCTGGCGGTGCTGCTTCAGAGCAAGCAAAAACAATGCTTGATAATTTAAAAGGTAAAGCAACTCTTTTACAAAGTGCATTAGAAGGATTAGGAATTCAAATTGGTGATATTATACTCCCTTGGATTGAAGCATTTACTAATAAAATTAATGGACTTGTTACATGGTTATCTAATTTAAGTCCAACTGTTCAAAAGGTTATTGTAGTAATAGCTAGTTTAGTAGCAGCACTTGGTCCGGTATTAATTATTATAGGGAAAATGGCAACAGGAATAAGTGCATTAATGGGAGCAGCAATAAAAATAAAAGAATTTGCTACAACTATACAATTAGTAAGCAAGGCAAGTAGTTTAGGTTCAAGTGCTATGAGCTTATTAGGTACAGCAATAGGATTTATTTTGTCTCCAGTAGGACTGGTAGTTATTGCGATAGCTGGTTTAGTTGCTGCCTTTGTTTATTTTTGGAATACAAGCGATTCTTTTAGAGAATTTTGGATTAATCTATGGGATACAATTTGCAGTGCATGTAGCAGTGCAATAGATTCTATAGTATCATTTTTTACGGATACATTACCAAGTGCTTTTAATACTGTTATTGATTTTATAAAGAATAATTGGGAAGGATTAGCATTGCTCTTAGTAAATCCTTTCGCTGGAGCTTTTAAACTCATATATGATAATTGTGAAGGTTTTAGAAATACGATAGATGGATTTATTAATAGTTTAATTGAAGGAATAAAGAATGCATTTAATGGAATAAAAGAGTTCTTTAGTAACTTATGGGATGGAATAAAAGAAATCTTTTCTACAGTATTTAATTTCATAATTGAAATTATTACTGAATGGGGGCAAAATATTACTGCTAACTTTTCTGGGACTATTGATGGGATAACTCAAATTTTTAGTGGCTGGGGCGAAGTAATTAATGGTGTTTGGGAAGTAATTAAAAATATATTCATGGGTGCTATTCTTATTATATGCGATTTAGTTACTGGCGATTTTACACAATTAGGAACTGATTTAAGTGGAATATGGGATAATATTTCAAGTGCATTAAGTAATATATGGGACGGAATTTCAAATATAGCACAGGGTGTATGGAATACAATTTGTAGTTTTATTAGCGAATTTTGTGCTAGTTTAATTAATGGATTGCAAATTGTATGGCAAGATTTTAGCACTTTTATTTCGTCTTTATGGACTGGAATACAAAATTTAGCAAGTTCAATATGGAATGGTATCTGTTCCACAATATCTAGCGTATGTACAACTATAGCTACAACAGCAACCAATATATGGAATGGTATTGTAACTACTATAACAGGAGTAATGAACATTATATTATCTACAGTAAGTAGCATATGGAATAATGTATCTAGTACTATTAGTAGTATAATTAGTAATTTTCCTTCCATGGCTAGTACTGCATTTAACAATATGTGTAGTGCAATAGGCAATGCTCTTAGTGGATTAGGAAGTATTATCTCTAGTGGATTTAGTAGTGGAATAAGTTTTATAAAATCACTTCCAGGAGAAGCAATTACATGGGGAAAAGATTTTATACAAGGATTAGTTAATGGAATAAAAAATGCAGCAAGTGCAGTTGGAGATGCAGTAAAAGGAATAGCACAAGATATAAGATCTTATTTACATTTCTCAGTTCCAGATGTTGGACCATTAACAGATTACGAAAGTTGGATGCCGGACTTTATGGAGGGACTTTCTAAAGGCATAGAAAAGACAAAAAGTAAAGTTGTTAATTCAATTAAAGGTTTAACAACAGATATGCAAATTAATTTGAATTCAAATGCTTATACTCCATCATTTGAAACAAGTTCAAATTCTAATAATTCTACAAATGGAAGCCCCAAAAGGGAATTGATACTCAATATTGAAAATTTTAATAATAATAGAAATACAGATGTTAAACAATTAATGCAAGAAGCAGAATTTTACAGGAAAACACATTAAGGAGGTAATTTAGAAATGTTTAAATTTAATAATGTTAGTTCTGATGATATGAATTTAATAGTTGAAAGTTTACCTTCTATAAGTGGACCTCAAGAAAGAATTGATTCAACCAATATTCCTGGAGGAACACAAGTACTTAAATCTACAGGTTATGATTTAATAGACAAGAATTGTGTATGCCACTTTGTAGGGAATAGGTTTGATAAGGTATTAATGTGGCTTAGAGGTAGTGGAAAAGTAATATTTGATAATTTACCAGATAGATATTACAAAGCCTATATTGGAAATAAAATACCATTAGAACAAATTGTAAGAAATATGCTACATAAATTTACAATTACATTTACTTGTAAGCCGTTTGGTTATTTGCTTGAAGGTGACATTCCAATAGCATTAACTACTAATACTACTTTATGTAATGTTAAGAGCACACATGAAAGTTATCCTACAATTACTATTTGTGGTAAAGGTTCAGCTACATTTACTATTAATAACCGTACTTTTAATATTACTGATATAAATGGTGGCAGCATAACAATAGTAAGTGACCCGGATATACAACAAGTTTTAAATAATAAAGGGGAATTCATGGAAGGTGATTTTCCTTATTTTGATGTTGGAGAAAACAAAATAAGTTGGACTGGCAATATTACAAGTATTGAAATTATTCCGTATTGGAGGACTTGGATATGATTAATTTATATGAAGAAAATGAAAGCAATTTTAAGCATAATGCTTATGTACTTAATGAAGTTTTAAAAGTAGAAACTGAAGAGGAAATAAATACAGGATTTAATACAAATATTCTTTATCCAGTAAATGACAATAAAGATATTAGTAGTATGTTAGTTCCTGGTGCTATTGTAAAGATTCCTACATGGGATAAAAGAGAAAATCAATTATTTGTTATTAGGAGAAGTAAACCAAGCTTAGATAATATGAATATTGATATATTTGCACAACATATATTGACCACTAGGTTAGAAAATAATGTTGTACTAGATACTAATATAGTGGGAAAAATAAGAAGAAAAGCAGTTGCACAGGTACTTAATAATACATTGAATAATCATAATTTCACTACGGGTAATAAAGATACTAATACAACTACTAACAACCTTAGAATTGTAAGATATAGTGCACTAGATGCACTTATAGGAGACAAGGACAATACTATAGTAAATAGATATGGTGGAGAACTTGAATTTAATAATTTTGAAGTTAATATTGTTGACTCTATTGGAGAAGATAAAGGAATTAATGTTACTTACACTAAAAACATTACAGGAGCAATTATGACATTAGAAAATACAGACTTAATAACGGAGATAGTTCCTTTAGGTAAAGATGGTCTTATGCTTCCTGAAAAGTCTATTAAAGCTAGTAATTTTAATTCCAATAATCCCTTTACTAGAATAGTTGAATTTAGCAATATTGGAGTTGTAGAAGCTGAAACAGATAGTGGGGGGAATATTACCAATAGTGATGAAATAATAACAACAGAACAGGCATATAAATTGTTAAGACAAGCTTGCTTAGATAAGTTTAATAAAGAACATGTGAATCAGGTTAGTTTTAATTTAGATTTAGATTTTGTTGAGCTTTCGGATTGTATAACATTTGGAGACAATGATTATTCTAATATGGATAGTAGAGTTGCTATAGGAGACATAATTAATGTTAATATAAAGCCTTTTGGGATAGTAGAAAAGGGAAGAGTATATAAGATTAAACGTGATGCAATTACAGGTAAATTATTAGGGTGCGAGGTAGGCTATAAAATAAGATCTCTTACAGATACAATTAATAGCACTAACAATAAAATTGAAGAAACTAAGGAAGAATTAAATAAAGAAAATAATAATTTAAAAGTAACAATGGAAAAAAGAGATTCTGAAATTGAGTTATCTGTAAAAAATGAAAAAGAAGATAGAGAAGCATCTATTAAAGTATTAGATGGAAAAATAGAAGAGAAGGTAAGTGAAGAGGACTTTGGATCATATAGAGAACAAACTGCTAAAGTTATAAGAGAAAAAGTAAGTGAAGGTGACTTTAGTACATTAGTTGAAAAAAATGCACAAAGTGTATTAATTGCTATTAAGAATGAGACTGAAATGAATGTTATATTTGATTCAGATGGTCAAACAATTAAGAATGGTGCATTAGTTGTGAAAGACAGTAAAGGAAAGACAGTTATGCGATTTAATAAAGATGGAACTGTAGGTGTACAAGACATTGAAGTAATTAACAGAGATAAATATAGTGCATTATATAGAACATTATCTAATATGGAAGAATTGTGGCTTCAAGATGTGGGGATAGTCAAATTGGTTATGAAAAGTTCAGGATTTAATATAAATAATGGTTACAATTTAGATGAATATATAGATAAAAGATGTTATAAAATGCTTGAAGACCAAGGATTAATATAAGAGGTGATGAAATGATACAAGAATTACAGACAGGCATATTAGATATTAATAACAAGTATAATATTAATTTTAGTTGTAAGCAGCTTGATGATATTATACTTAAACTAATTATTTATGATAAGAGTTTACCAGCGGATTTAAGCAATTATAATGTTAGATTAAAAGCATTTAAAGCAGATCAAGTTCCACTTATACAAAATACTAATATTACTATTAAAGATAATGTTGTAACTATAAAAGCAGATAAGCAATTGACAACAACAAATGGAATAGTTAAAGCAGAATTACAATTTCTAAATAAAACCACTTTAGAAAAGAAAAGTACATTTTATATAAATATAGAAATCGTAGCAAGTGTGTTAGATGTAGGTGGAATTGTAAGCACTCCAACATGTACTATTCTAGAAGAAATAGATCATAAGTTGGACCAAATAGAGAATATAGGAGAAGTGCTAGATGAAGCTAAAGAAGTAAGAGATACATTAACCAACAAAACTATACCAGGAGCAACTAGTATTAATTCTAAACTAGAAACTAGTACTAAAAATGCTAGTAGCAAAATAACAGAAGTTGAAAGTATTATATCTAGTGCATCTAATAAAATAGAAGAAGTAGCAACTTGCATTAATAATGCTGATTCTAGTAAAAAGGAATTGGATCTAAGTAAAACTAATGCAGATATGTCTAAAGAAAATTTAGATACTGCTAATGTGCAAGCAGAGAAAAATATAGAGGAGCTAAATAAAATTGGAGATGCTAAAGATCTTGCTGCTAAGGTAGAAACTAATAAAAATAATATAGAAAATTTAAATGAAAAGGTAGAGGATAATACTTCGTACTTGAAAGATGTTGAGAATGATATAAAAAATTTAGATGATATAAAAATTAATAAAAAAGTAAAATATTATACAAGTGAAGAAACTACTAAAGGCGCTAATCCCAATAATGCTTTAGAGGGGTGCTTTGTTATAGCACATGAGTTAAACCCAGTACAAAATGGGTTTTGTTATTACGAACAATTTTTCTATGGGGATATATCAGAAACTGCAAATAGAATACAGTATGTTACAACTTATAATGGAGATTTAAGACGTTTTATACGCAGATATTTTAATGGTAATTGGGAAACAAAAGAACTAGCTACAACTGAAATTACTGAAATAGGTTTATTAAATGGTTGGGAAAAAGATTATGGTGAACTTAAAATTACGAAAACAGGCGGTGTATGCTATTTAAACTTTCAAGGTACTGTAGGTGTCAGTTCTGTTGGAACAACTATATTTAATATTCCAGAAGGATTTAGACCTAAATATCAGCAAGTTTTTTATATTCCCCAACGTGATGGCAAGCCTTTCTTTGGTGTTGCGATAGATACTAATGGAAATGTTGATATTTCAGGAGTTACTAGTTTACCAACGCAGGGTGCTAAAACAGATTTTTACATGATGTGGAGGGTTGATTAATATGACTCGTGAACAAAATGAATTATTTTTAAAAATAATAAAAAAAGAAGAACATTTACAATATTGCTACGTTTCTAATAAAGGACAAATGTTTTCTCCGCATTATATTAAAGATGGAACAATGGACAAAACTGGCGAACAGGTTTGTAAAGAATTATTAGACAATAAAAATAATCCTAAACCTCAAGAACAAACTGAAACAGAAATATTACAAAAACAACTATTAGAAACTCAAAACATGTTATTAGAGTTGCAATATAAATTAACAAATAAAGATTTAGAAATAAAATAATATAAATGAAAGGAAAGATGCAAAATGTTATATGGAATAATTAAAAATTTAATCGAACACAATTATTATGAAAGAGAGGATATGACTAATAAATTAAATGTATTTATGCTAGTTAATCAAATAGCTCAAGACCAATATTTAGAATTATTAGCTATGATTAATCCAGTAGAAAAGAAAGAGGAGGTTAAAGTTGAGACAGAGTCAACTAAGGATAAAACAGAAATAGCAGAAGATAAAAAATAGAAGAAAATTTAGAAGTTGTTTCGCAATAGCAATATATGATGAAAATTAAAAAACAATATTAAATTAGTAGATCAAGAAGACTTGGTCTTTTTTTATTAAATATATTACTAAAATAATAGTAGAACTAGTTAAAATAAATATGCCGAGTAAATAAATTAACTAGCTCTACTATTTTACATGAGAAATAATTTTCTCTGTAAATTTAGATAAGTTATTATTAAATTAAAAAAGGTTTAAGCCGATGGAGAATTCACTTACAATATTTATTATCTATAAATTAAAAAAAATTATACGTATTAAATAATGTAATAGATAGAAATATTAAAAGAGCAGATAAAAGTCAAATAGAAAAGTTTATTAAAGGCACTTATGTAATGTAGATGTCTTTTTCGTATATAAAATTAAGGAAGGTGTTATATGAATGAATTAGAAACTATTCAAGAAATTAAAGAAAGATTAGTTAGGATAGAGATTTTACTAGAAAAGAATACAGAAAATTGGGGCGAAAAAATTAATGTAGCTAATCACAGAATAAAAGATTTAGAAGATACTATTAAATGGATAAGTAGAACAGCTGTAGGCGGTTTACTTACAGGATTATTAGGCATATTATTTGCATTTATAAAATAAATAAGGAGCTGATTTTATATGGATAGATTATTAAATAAAGTGACTAGTGCTAGATGGTTAATAGCAGTTATAATGACTATAGTTTTTGCAGTATTAGCTTGTACTAACAAGATTACAACAGAGTTTATAACTATATACACGATGATTATTGCATTTTATTTTAGTAAAGATAGAAAAGAAATTAAAGAGTAATTTAGGTAGCGATTATAGCTACCTTTTTTCTTTATATTAATAGAAGGAGGAATAAGTAATGTCACAATGGAAATGGTGTGTAGAAGATTCTACAGGAAATATTACTAAAGGGTGGTATGAAGATAACTCGAAGTGGTACTACTTAAAGGATAATGGAACTATGGCTACTGGTTGGATTGAGGATAAAGATGGTCGCTGGTATTACTTAGATGAAAGTGGAGCAATGAAAACAGGATGGTTAAAAAGCCCTTATAGTAGTAAATGGTTTTATTTGAATCCTGTAAGTAATGGTTATATGGGTGCCATGTATACGGAAGGTACTTATATAATAGAAGGAAACGAATATAAGTTTGATAAAGAAGGAGCATGGATAGAAGATAATTATTTGGTATCTGATTCATGTATTGATTTTATAAAATTATGGGAAGGTTTCCCCGAAGAAGGCCGAAAATATTATGATATGGTTGGAGTTTTAACACAAGGATATGGAATGACTGGTAAAGAAATAGAAAATTTACCTGACCAAATATCTGAATATGAAGCTACTAAATTATTAAAAGAATGGATCAACAAAAAGTATGCTCCAGTAATAAAAAAAGATTTAGACTCTAAAGGCATATGTTTGAAGCAAAATGAGTTTGATTCATTAGTAAGCTTTGCATATAATTGTGGAACTAGTGGTCTTTTAGGTTCAACATTATATAGAAATATTGTTGCTGGAATAAGAGATAAAGATACTATTACTTCTAATTTTCAAGCATGGAGTAATGGTGGAGGAAAAAGAATAGAAGGACTCTATAGGCGTAGAACCAAAGAAGCAGATATGTTTTTAAATGCAGATTATACAGGTAATTTATAAAAATAAGGAATATAAAAATAGATTAATTCATATATTTATGATATATACATTTCAATCTCCATGTAGGCAAAGCTTACAATTTATCGCTAATTTATATCCTGAACAATAAAAAAAGTAGTAGTGTATCAAAGTTTTATATACTACTACTTTTTTAGTACATATAATTTAGAAATAATATTAAGGAACATTAGTATTAATAATGAATATATTACTAATATAATGATTGCTGGTTAAAGAATGTATTAGTTGACATAAAATCCTACTTGTTGTAATTTTAATAACTATAAATTGCCCCAAAGCATAGAAGTAAAAATTTATAGTAGTATATCAATAATTTTATCATTGAACAAAAAAGTTAGTGGCGTATAAGTTTAATATACATGCCACTAACCTTTATTTATGTTATATAAAAGTCAGAGATAATAGGAGAAAAATATATTATAACACACATAATAGACAATTTATATATAATTTTACTTTTTATTGATATTATATAGATTAAAAAATAATATAAATGAACAATTATATAAAATCTATTAGCAAAAAATATAACTTAAGAGATAGTTTTAATATGATCTTAAGTTATACTTTTTGTATTTATGCTATAATATATGTGTCCTAGATTACACATAAAATTAGAAAGCACAAAAAAGAACAGTATATATTAAATTATATATACTGTTCTTTTTATGTTATAATTTAGGTATTATAAACATATATGGAGATATAAAGTCAGATAAAGGGGAAAAATTATGTTAACAAGAAGACAAAAGGAAATATTCGATGTTATTAGGGAATACATAGAAAAAGAAAAAATATCACCAACAGTAAAAGAAATTTGTAAGATATTTGGTTTTACATCTACTTCAAAAGTATATGGGTATATTTATAAAGATAATACTGATTTAATAAATATACAAATAAGAGAAAATCAATAATAAGATCAGTACATAGTAATAAAAATAAAACAATTATATCATTTAATACAGAGGAAAGTTAAATATAATAGTAATAATTGTATATATATGTGTCTAAATTACACATAAAATTAGAAAACATTTAAGGGGTAATATGTAGAGAGTAAAATCTCTAGGTATTATCCCTTATTTTTTTATATAAATAGGTATTAAAACAATACTAAATTTAAGTATTATTTTGATACCTAAGTATTTTATTTAAGTATTGAATTAATACATGAGTAAAGTTGTCGGGTAATATTTTCATACCCTATATTAACTACTTTCTTTCTTTATATTAATTAATAGTATTTTATATTAATAACACTAATTATAAATAAAAAAGTAGCTATTTAAATTAATAGATAGCTACTTTTTGTTATATTCTTTTAAAAGTAATTCAATTCCTTTGTCTAAAAGTTTTGATAATGGAATCATAGTTTCTTTAGATAAATCTTTTAATGAAGCTAATAATTCTTTATCAAATGAAGCACTATACCGTTCTCTTGTCTTTAGATCATTACTTGCCATTTTAAATCTCCCTTATTGATAATAATATATATATATATATATATTATACCATATTAATGAAACTTAATGAAACTTTTTTTAAAATAATATTGACTAATATTAGTGAAGGTGATAATATAATAATATGCTTAGTGAAGATTGAATAATATTAATGAAGAGGTGAAGCAAATGTCAGTATCTAAAGATTTTATAAAATTTAGACAATATCTAAGAACTTTAAGCCTATCTATAAATGAACAATATTTAATGGAATTATTATTTGAATATGATAATACCAAATATGGATATTCATTTCTACAATTTACTGACATTATGAAAGCCTTTAATACGACATCTAAAAATAGAATATCAACAACTATTAAAAAATTAGAAAAAAGAGGTTTGATAGAAGTTGATAGAGCATACAAAAACAATAGATATAAAATTATTGGAATAGATAAATTTATAAATACTTCAGATAAAAAATATAATGATAAACCAAATGATTCTAATGGAAACCCACCATTGAATGGTCAAATACATTTTGCTGAATTAACAGAGGATGAAAATAAACTAGTTAATTTAGGATTTACAATAAAACAATCTAAAAAACTTTTAAAGGCTGCTAAGGATAAAGTTGAAAATATAATGAAAGCATTTGATTATGCAACAACTAAAGGGGCTACAAATTTATATGGATATACATTATGGACTATTAGAAATTTAAAGAAAATATCAAGCAATAGTTCAGAAGCATATGCATCAAAAGCAAAAACACTTAAATTTAATAATTTTGAGTCAAGATCATACGATTATAATTTATTGGAGAAGAAATTGTTAGGCTGGGAAAATAATCTTGTAGATGCACAAGAAGAAACATCTTTTGATTTAAAAGGGAGGTTAGCATTAATTTAA